AGTGATGCAATCCAAGCGATTGGTGGTGGTGTTGCTGTGGACGATGGTTCTACTACTGCTGATGTTTCCAATATATCCTTTTTGGATACAACATTTGGAAACTTTACAGTAGATACTACAACTAGTCCAGGAACAGCTATTGTCAGATGTACACAAACAGCTGACTTAGACTATGGCCTCATTACTGATACAGTCATTGGTTATAACAGCGTAGATTACGGAGGGTTAACCTAATGGCAGCGAGAGTTAAACTTAGACGCGGTACAACTACGCAGCACGCATCATTTACTGGTGCTGAAGCAGAAATTACCGTAAACACAACAAAAAACACCCTTGTTCTTCATGATGGAACAACACAAGGGGGATATGAAATTTTAAGAGCAGACTTAGATAATTTACCAGTTAGCGCGGTAGTGCCAGGTTCCCAAGTTGACGCTCTTGATGGTGGGACATACTAGGAGATAAAATATGCCAACAATATTACAACTTAGAAGGGGAACAACAGCAGAACACTCATCATTTACTGGTGCAGTAGGTGAGATAACTGTTAATACTACTAAAGATACCCTTGTTGTTCATGATGGTTCTACACAAGGTGGATTTGAAATTGCCCTAGCAGATTTGTCTAATACCAGCGCTATTACACTTAGCAATTTAAGTGCAGGCACAGGTATTTCTTATAATAACAGTACTGGTGAAATTTCAGCAGATACTGCTACTATGGCAACAAAATCCTATGTAGACACCCAAGTACAAAGTAAAGATGATCTAAGTGAATTATCTGGTACTACAGATGACGTAACTGAAGGTTCAACTAATCTTTACTACACATCTACTAGAGCAAATGCTGATTTCGATACGAAACTAGCAGCTGCTGATACAGATGATGTTTCAGAAGGAAGTACTAATCTTTACTACACAACTGCAAGAGCAAATGCTGATTTCGATACGAAACTAGCAGCTGCTGATACAGATGATGTTTCAGAAGGTTCAACAAACCAATATTACACAGATGCTAGAGTTAAGAGCTTACTTACTGATCTAGACGGAAATATTGTTCCTTCAGCAGACGTTACCTATGATTTAGGTTCTTCTACAAAACAGTGGAGGGATATTTATGTAGGTCCTGGTTCGTTATATGTTAACGGACAACAGGTTGTATCCGATAACTCAGGTACAATTACAATTTCTGCAGACTCTAACCAAAACGTTGCTGTACAGACTAGCGGATCTGGTGACATTGAACTTGATCCTACAGGCTCAGGTACTGTTCAAGTTAAAGGTACACTTCAAATTGAAGATGGACAAAACATTACAAACAGTGCAGGAAACGATATTACATTTGCTAACAACATTAAAGTTGATCAGATTACAACCAAATCTACTGATACTAACCTAGTATTAAGTGGTAACGGTACAGGTAATGTAACTGTTAATGACGACATCAACATTACAGGTAACCTAACAGTAGGCGGTACAACCACTACAGTTAACTCTGAGACTATTAATTTAGCAGACAACACTATTGTTTTAAACAGCAACTTTACATCTGGTTCACCTACAGAAGATGCCGGACTTAGCATTAGCCGAGGCGGTTCAACTGCGGTAACATTCTTGTGGGACGAAACAAATGATAAGTGGACAATTGGTTCTGAGACATTTGTAGCCGGAACAGTAGAAGCAGACTTAACAGGTGATGTAACAGGTACTGTTAGCTCATTGAGCAATCATGATACTGACGATGTTGCTGAAGGTGCTTCTAACCTTTACTATACTGATGCAAGAGCACAAGCTGCTATTAGCGTTGGTGGTGATCTTAGTAAGTCAGGCGGAACAATTAGTTTCACTGAACGCACAGACGCTGAAGTTAGAGGACTTGTTAGTGCAGGTGGCGATTTAAGTTACAACAGCACAACTGGTGTTATGAGTTTTACTGAAAGAACAGACGCTGAAGTTAGAGGACTTGTTAGTGCAAGTGGCGATTTAAGTTACAACAGCACAACTGGTGTTATGAGTTTCTCAGAAACATATAGCTCAGCATCAGAACTTCTTACAGCAATTAAAACAGTTGATGGTTCTGGGTCTGGTTTAGATTCAGATTTGTTAGACGGTCAAAGTAGTGCGTATTATCGTATAAATATTTACAATAGTGCAGGAACATTACTTAACTAAACGGAATAAATTTTAATGGCAATAACTATTAAAGTTAAAAGAAGTGAGACGAGTTCAGCCTCACCAACAGTTAGTGATCTAGCTGTTGGTGAGATTGCCATGAACACGGCTGACAAAATTCTTTATACAAAAGACAGCTCGGGTAATATTATTAAATTATCAAACTATGCTGTGGCTGATCCTAGTCTTGTGTTTCCAACAGGAGACTTAGGAGATTTGACTGGAAGTACAGATGCTTTTGGACAATCTTTGGTTGCAAATTTTGATAATCTAAGTACACCAAACGGGCAATTAACTACAGAAGATTTAGGAGCACTTAGCTAGTGGCTTTATCTACAAGACAAGATTTAATTGACTATTGTCTTAGAAGGCTAGGGTTTCCTGTCATCGAGATAAACGTTGATGAAGATCAAATTAACGACAGAATCGATGACGCTTTGCAGTTTTTTCAGGAGTATCATTTTGATGGCGTAGAGAGAACTTATGTTAGACATCAAATTGAAGGCTCAAAGATTAAATTTACATCTTCAGTCGTAGAAAATTTCCAAGTAGGGGAGACTATTATTGGTGCAACATCTGGTGCATTTACTAAAGTTTCTTCTGCTTCGGGACAATATGTTACTGCTGAAAAAATTACAGGCACATTTCAAGCAAGTGAAACAGTAAGCGGTGCCGAGTCTGGCATTGTTGCAACTGTCTCTGCTTCAGATTTTTATACCGAAGGCGATATTGAAAAGGGATACATTCCTATTTCAAACGGCATTACAGGTATTATTAGACTTTTTAATTTTGGAGGAGCAGCCACTGCTAATACCAGGGATGGTAACCTCTTTGATATTATGTATCAATTTAGACAGAACGATTTGTATAATTTGCTAGGAGCAGATATGACATACTACACAATCGTTCAGTCTCATTTAACAACACTAGAACAACTATTAGTTTCATCTCGCCAAATTCGTTGGAATAGAAAGACGAACAGACTTTATATTGATACTGATTGGGATAAAACTTTCAACCCCGGAGATTATGTTGTCGCTGAGGCTTATGCTATTTTAGATCCCGCTAACTACTCAGAGGTATATGATGACATGTTTTTAAAGAAATACGCAACAGCACTTATTAAGCGTCAGTGGGGCGAGAATATGAAAAAGTTCGGAGGCATACAATTACCTGGGGGTGTAACACTAAACGGGGATACGATCTTCCAAGAAGCAATTCAAGAAATTTCAACCATTGAAGATGAAATGCAGAGAAGATACGAATTACCTCCGACATTCATGATAGGGTAAGCCAATGCCCACTAACTTCTATTTCCAACAAGGCGATTCGATAGGGACTACAAATGAACAGCGCCTTATTGAAGATTTAATCATCGAGTCTATAAAAATTTATGGCAATGATGTTTATTACCTTCCC